GTATCCGGTTCCCGAGCGTTCCCGGTACGAACCTTGTCGGCAGCGTGTTCACTGATAATACCGGCACCGTAGTCAGTTCCATCGTTGTTCCGACCCTCTCCAACAAGTTCGAGGCGGGCATGTACCTGATCGCTGACGTTCCTGCCGGTGCCACAGCGCTGCACTTCTCCGTTCTGAACACCGCGGAGTTCGACAAGGTAGTGCTTTCCAATTCCGACAGGATCGAGGACATGGAGCCGGACTGGGTAGCCAATGACGAGCACCTTTGCGCGGTTGTGGGCAGTTCGGTTGTCGGTTCCAAGCTCCGCGCCTGTATCACCGGCGGCAGCACTACGGCGAGCATGAGCTGGGCCGACTTCCATTATTACTCGGTACAGCGTGGTATGCAGCAGATTGACGCGCTGATGCACTCCCGTATCGCCAACCTCTTCTACGCCGCCTATGGCCGTCGTGACAGCCAGGAACAATGCGGCGCGGGCCAGCATACTAACAACCGTATCACCGGCGGTACCGCTTCACGCGGCATGACCGATACGATCGGTTATGAAGAGGCGCACGCCATCAACCCGAACGTGACGAATTCGCTTGTGGACAACATGGTCCACCAGTACGCCTGGTACCGGGGCGAGGATGACTACGGCGGTGTTACTGTCACGCAGGTGAACAATATCTGTTGTCTTGGCTACGAGGATATCTACGGTCATAAGTATGACATGATGGACGGTGTTGACCTTCCTAATGACAGCGGCAACGCCGGCAAGTGGCGCATCTGGATGCCTGACGGCACGACCCGCATGGTGAAAGGAGGCACAAGCTCGGGCGTATGGATAACGGCCGTTGCACATGGCAAGTACATGGACGTGGTTCCGGTGGGTTCCGTTTCGGGTTCTTCCTCGACACATTACTGCGATATGTACTACATATCCACCGCAGCCAGCCGTGTGGTTTATCGTGGCTACAGCAGCGCGAGCCCGAGTGGCGGTGTCTCGATGTCGAATGCGAATTACGATTTCTCGGTACGAGCACGAACATCGGTTCTCGTCTGGCCTTCCGCGGTCGGCTCGTCAAGGCGGCGAGCGTCGCTGCGTTCAAGTCGGTAAGCGAGGTGGCATGACCGGCCGCGTAAAGCGTCAAAGCGGGAGCGAAGCGACAAAACGTCCGGTGTTCCCCGAGAAAGGGGAACGCCGTTCTTTACGGGCGTCAGCCCGTTGAAAAATTTTTGTTTCCGGGGTTTTGTAGCTGTTTGTTAAATAATAATTTATGAAAAATCGTACTTTTGCATTCAAATTAAAAGGTGGCGCTTCCCCATAAGCCGTGTGGTTTATCGTGGCAACAACAACGCGAACCCGAATGGCGGTGTCTCGATGTCGAATGCGAATAACGATTTCTCGAATACGAACACGAACATCGGTTCTCGTCTGAACAACAATCGAAAAGAAATTTTAATCGGCGTACAACACCGGGGACTTGTCCCCACCGTGGTGCCGAGGGAAGCAAGCCTCAGTAACAGCAGCCTTTTCGGGGCTGGAAAACTGAAAAATAGAGTGTCGGGAGGGTTTGGTAGGCCGGAAACGGTTCGAAGAAGCAGTGCCCGGGGGATTGAAGGCCCCAAAATGGAAAACAAAAGAAATATGCACAGAGCAGGTTTTGTAATAGAGGAAATCGTGAAGCCCTCCAACATGGAGGAGTCTTTCCTTCAGGTCCTTCGCGGCAGGAGGCGTAAACGCAGCCGCCAGGGACGCTACCTGCTTGCGCATAAACCCGAGGTGTTGGAGGAACTGGCCGCGCGTATCTCGGACGGTACTTTCCGTGTGAAGGACTATCGTGAGCGAGAAATTTTCGAGGGCGGCAAGCTGCGCCGTATCCAGGTAATCCCTATGTACGACCGTATCGCCGTACATGCCATCATGACGGTGGTGGACTGCCATTTGCGGAAACGTTTCATCCGTACCACCTCTGCCAGTATCAAGAAGCGGGGTATGCACGATCTTCTGTCGTATATCCGTCGTGACATGGTCGAGGATCCGGAGGGTACGCGGTACTGTTACAAGTTCGACATCACCAAGTTTTATGAGAGCGTGAAGCAGGACTTCGTGATGTATTGTGTCGGCCGGGTGTTCAAGGACAAGAAACTCATCGCCATACTTGACAATTTTGTCCGGCTGATGCCCGAGGGTTTGAGTATCGGGCTGCGTAGCTCGCAGGGTCTGGGTAATTTGCTTTTGTCTGTGTTTTTGGATCATTACTTGAAGGACAAGTACGGTGTCCGTCATTTCTACCGTTATTGTGATGATGGTGTCGTATTGGGTAAAACGAAAGCGGAATTGTGGAAGATTCGTGATATCGTCCATGGGCATATTCAGCATGTCGGTCTCCGGGTGAAGGGGAACGACCGTGTGTTTCCCCTGGTCGAGGGCATCGATTTTCTGGGATATGTGACTTTCGGTGCGGACCACGTCCGCCTGCGCAAGCGCATCAAGCAGAAATTCGCCCGAAAAATGCACGAGGTAAAATCGAGAAGAAGGAGGCGTGAGCTGATAGCGTCGTTCTACGGGATGGCCAAGCACGCCGACTGTCATACGTTGTTTAAAAAATTAACAGGCAAAGACATGAGATCATTTAAAGACTTGAACGTCGCTTATAAGCCCGAAGACGGCAAAAAGCGATTTCCCGGGGTGGTGGTAAGCATCCGGGAGCTGGTAAACTTACCGATTGTAGTGAAGGACTTCGAGACGGGCATCAAGATCGAGCAGGGAGAAGACCGCTGTATCGTGGCCATCGAGATGAACGGCGAGCCGAAGAAGTTCTTCACCAACAGCGAGGAGATGAAGAACATCCTCTCGCAAGTGAAAGAGATGCCCGACGGCTTTCCTTTTGAAACAACCATCAAGACGGAAACCTTTGGGAAAGGTCGAACCAAATACGTATTTACATGAAAC